CTTCGCAGTTGCAGAATATGACTACGTTCTATTTGATCGTGAGAATGGCTTTGTCATAGAGCAACAGGGCGAGGGAGTAGACAATTGGCAGCACAACGAATATCACAAGGGCAGGGCTATTCCAGAGAATATGATGAATCCTGAAGTGGGAAATTTTTACGGTAGAAAGAAGGCAACATTCTAATGAAACTTATAAAAAAAATACTTTTATCGTTAATTATTTCCATAGGTGTTGGCTCTGCGTTGGCTGGAATATCTTTGATTAGATTGTCAAAAGCAATGGAAGAATGGGAAGCATCGTGGGATGAAGAAATAGATGAACAGGATAATGATTAAGGTAGGTTAATAATATGCCAGAATTAAATGCCAACATACCTCCAATTGAATGTTATATTCGTGGAAACTATTTAAGAAATCAAAAAGATAGTCATGAGCAATATTTTCCTTGTGTAATATTTGGCGTATCCAGCGTACCCAACCGAAGCCCACTATTTCACTTTATGATGGAAGATGGTGGAATATGGTGGAGAATGCCTGTTAGTGCTTTTTGTACTGAGCCTGGAGTACCAGAGGAAGATTTACATAACTTAGTATTGTGGAATTCGTTTAGTCCTTTTGTTACCGTCACAAAATTTTCGGGGCTTACAAACCTGAAGATGTATTATACTGATAGAACTAAAACTAAGATAAGCGGTAAATATTTATTTACCCTTGACTGGTACGGCGGGGATGGTAATAGTTTAGATGATGGGTATTCAGAAACTCCTGGACAACATAAGTGTGGTCATGTTATTCAAAGAGACGATGGAAACTTTGCAATTCAACCTAACAACCGTGTATTTATATTGGAACCATCTTTTACTACAAAGATTGGTAAGCCATTGATTCATAGATTAATTAATTCCACTCGTAAATGGGATGTTGAGGATGCCTCTAAATGGGTAACAGAAGATTCGGATGCATATCATTATGACATTATGAACATGGAAAATGAAGGTGGGCCTGCGTTTGACTTATATACAGAGAGATTAAAATATATGGAGGAAAATGGAATATAGGGGGGCTACCGTATATTGACAATCAGTTGCTTTTGATCTATAATTAGTATACAACTTAAACAGAAAGGCTTTATCATGAAAAAATTTATATCTATTGTTTTTGCTTTTTCTTTATTTGCTTCAACTCCTTCATCTGCCGTTGAATTTGGCCAAGATGCAACTGGTGATTCAAATGCCGTTCACATTCAAGGAAATACATCTGGTTTTCTCTATTCTGAGAGAATCATTCTCACTGCTGCTCATGTTTTGAATCAGTTAACAATTCAGCCAAATGGTGATACTCAAGGTTTTGTTTATGCCCCTGGACTTGCTGACAAAACAAACGCAAAAAAATATCAAATAATTAAAGCAATAATTCCTAAAACATTTGTAAAGTCAGATCCTGCAAGGAATGTTCAGCCAATTGATGATTTTGCCATAGTAATAATTAATGAAGATATGCCGTTGAAAAATAAAGTTGTTATTGCAAATGAAAAACAAATGAGGCAGTTCGCTCAGGATAAAGCGAAAGTCGAAATGGTAGGATATGGATTGCAGAGCGGAGCACAAAGAGGCGCTCCACAACTCTCTTTAAGAGCACCTTTTAAACTAAAGACACTTTTGTATACCCCAGAAATGATGAAGACTTTCTATGCACCACCTTCCACACAGCCAGGATTCTGGACTGTAGTTGAGTGGGGAGCAATACATACTCAAGCAACAGGATCTATATGTAATGGTGACTCTGGTTCTGGATTGTTCGTAGAGGAAAACAATGTTAGATATTACGTCGGTACAGCAGGTAATGGTTTAGGGATTTCAAACTGTCGATCAGATGGATCAATAAAGATGGATCCTAAAGGAGGAATGTCTTGGTTTCCTGCACCACATAAATTTCTTGATCTGATTGAATCTGCTGAGAAATTTGTTACAGAAGAGAAAAAAAGGGAATTTGCAATAGCAGAAGAAGCACGTCTTGCTGCAGAGTTGAAAGCAAAAGTTGAAGCAGAAGCGAAAGCAAAGGCCGAAGCAGAGGCGAAAGCAAAGGCTGAAGAAGAAGCGAAGGCGAAGGCTGAAGAAGAAGCGAAGGCGAAGGCTGAAGAAGAAGCGAAGGCGAAGGCTGAGGCAGAGGCAAAAGCGAAGGCTGAGGCAGAGGCAAAAGCGAAGGCTGAGGCAGAGGCAAAAGCGAAGGCTGAGGCAGAGGCAAAAGCGAAGGCTGAGGCAGATGCGAAAGCAAAGTTAGAAGTCTCAAAGAAGAGATCCACCATCACCTGCGTTAAAGGTAAAACTGTCAAGAAAGTAACTGCGATAAATCCAAAGTGTCCGCAAGGGTATAAAAAATAAATATGCTATAATAAAATGTGTTCGATCATCAACATGTTGTGACCAAAAATATATTAGGCTATTATGATTATGAATATATTTCTAATATAAATTATTTAGAGAATTTGAAAGATAACAAGCGGATCGGACAATTTACGCCATTCGCCAATGATCTTTTTAAAAATTTTAACCAATCTAATAAAAAACCAACCAGTCCTGGTGGTATGGTAGATGACTTTAACAATTATTATATAAATGAACTTGGAGTTCGTGGAGTTTTAAATTATGATTCAGAAATTTTGTCTGCAGGCTGTTCTGTTACTTTTGGATGCGGTGTGCCAGAAGAAGGCACTTGGCCACATATATTGAGCAACAACATTAATAAACCTGTTGTTAATTTAAGTTTTCCTGGTCGCTCAATTGAATCAATTTCTAATAATATAATTAAATATTGTGTAAAATACAAAATGCCTAAAAAAATATTTTGTTTTTTCCCTGGACTTTTTAGAACTTGGTTTGTGGCAGATGAAAATTTTTACTCTTCAAAAAAACAAAAAGATTATTTAAATTCTGATGGACTATACCTTAAATCAATTAATCCGCAAATTTGGTTTGATAAAAAAGAAAATGAAATGTTTATGATAAAACGTCAACGGGATGAAGACCATATCAATTCTTTAGATAATGAAATGGAAGTTACGCTTTCTCCGCATCAACTTATATTAAATTCTGTTAATGTTATTTCAGTATTAGAGTTATTTTGTTTATCACATAATATAGACTTATATTGGACAACATGGGATTACAATAGTGATATTATAATGCAAAAATTAAATAAAATTCCTGACTTTAAATTAAAAAAATATGTAAAATTTGTGGACGATGAGGCGAATAATGAAAGTATTTATTATAAACTTGATTGTAGGTCTAATCATTCATCAGAATTAAAAAATCATATTTGTTGGGATATGGGTATTGACTATCATATCCTTGATGGGAAAAAAGTCCCAGGAATAAAATCTCATCCAGGAATACATTATCAAACACATGTGGCAGAATTTTTTGAGAAGTATGCTTAAATGATATAATTATATGTGAGGAAAAATGTCAATAAATAAAATAGTAATTGTAGGTGGAGGATCTGCAGGGTGGATGTCGGCAGCCACATTAATTAAGGCTTTTCCTAATAAAGAAATAACTGTAATAGAGTCAAAAGATGTTCCAATTATCGGCGTTGGAGAGTCCACATTGGCTGGGATCAAAAAATGGACAAACTTTATAGGACTAAAAGATAAAGATTTTTTAAAGGCTGCTGATGCTACATATAAACTAAGTATCAAATTTAATGATTTTTATAAAAAAGATTCGGGTGGCTTTCATTATCCTTTTGGCAGTCCGATGATAGATAAAAACAGAAATCCATTTCAAGACTGGCATATTAAAAGATATGTTTATCCAGATACACCAGTAACAGATTTTGTTGAATGTTTGTTTCCAGCGTTCGCATTATTTAGTCAAAATAAATATTCTCCAAATATTGATAATAAATTTGATAATTTTGATCATAATAAAGATGTAGCATATCATTTTGATGCTGTTAAATTTGGAAGATGGCTTAAAGAATTTATATGCTTGCCTAGTGGAGTTAGTCATATTGAGGCAACTGTTACCAATATTGTTAAAGATGATAAAATAGGAATTAAATATTTAGAATTAGATAATAAACAAACTATTGATGCAGATTTATTTATAGACTGTACAGGATTTAAGAGTTTGTTATTGGGTCAATGTTTAAATGAACCATATATATCTTTGCAAAATTTAATCCCAAATAATGGTGCTTGGGCAGCCCAAGTGCCGTATAAAGATAAAGAAAAAGAGATGGAGTCATATACAAATTGTACGGCATTAGGAAATGGTTGGTGCTGGAATACGCCACTATACTCTAGGTTGGGAACTGGGTATGTTCATTCAACAAAATTCATTACAAAAGAACAAGCATTAGATGAGTTTAAGCAATACCTTATGTCAGATAAAATGTTAATACCTCGAACAAAAGAAGAAGTAGAAAAATTACAGTTTAGATATATTGATATGAAAATTGGCATTTATGAAAGAACATTTGTAAAAAATGTAGTAGCAATAGGCATGGCTGCTGGTTTTATTGAACCTTTAGAGTCTAATGGTTTATATACAGTTCATGAATTTTTGTTTAAATTAGTAGATATATTACAAAGAAATGATATAAGTCAATTTGATCGTAACATGTATAATTCATCAACTAAAAATATATTTGATTCTTTTATTAGATTTGTATCTTTACATTATTTACTTTCACATAGGGACGATACTGAATATTGGAAAAGCATTAAAGATGGAATTACAATTGATGTTGAAAAAGAAATGATGGATCATTATTCTGATGATCACAATGGATTTAATGCTTTAGTACAAAGATATATGGTTAATTTTCAGCATCCTTTGGTAAATGCTGGAATAACTTATATAGCAACTGGAATGAACTTAAATATGATGAATGAATCCAGGGCAAAAAATGAATACTTTTTATCAGGAATTCCTGTTGAATATATTGCTCGTCAGTGTAATTCTGTTTGGGAAGCAAGAAAACAAAAATGGATGAAGAATGCAGAAGATGCCCCATCTCTTTATCAATATTTAAAGGATAATTTCTTTGATGGAAGAGACTAAAAAAAATATACATATTGTTGCATATCCTAGATCTGGATCAAGTTATATGACTGGACTATTTTCTGTATTATTTAATTTATCGTATGATAAACAATATCAAATTTTTAAAAATCATTTATTTACCAAAGATGATTGTGAGCAATATGCTATTTCAAAAACTGAAAATTTTAAAAAAAATAATTTTGTTATTAGTATATTAAGAGACCCAATCGACACTTTTACCTCAATATTATGTCAAGAATTATTTTTTGATAAAAGTAATGTTAATGATATTTTTTTAAATAGAATTATTAATACAAATCCAAACGAAAGTCTATTGGTGGGATATGAATCTTTTTGGAATTATGTTTCAACTTTTTCTGATCTAATTTTAAATTATAATGATATAAACATTTATAGAAATAATATTGTTGAGTATGTTAGTGATGAAACAGGGCACAAAATTAGAAAACATCCAGATGGATCTTTATTTTGGGATGATGAAAATATTGAAGATCGAATTGAGTTTAAATTTATAAGGTCAACTAAAAATTATAAAGAATATAGTTTAATAAAACAAAAACTTCAAAATTTTAATTTAAATAATTGTTATCAAATTTATGAAAAAATATTACCTCAATGTAAAAATTTTAAATAATTTAAAAATCATTAAAAGTAAAACTTACTGAAAATCTGGGAGACAAAGGTTCTACGCTATGAAATAAATTTTTGGGTATATAAATAAAATCTCCTTTTTCAGCAATAATTGTTTTAGTTATATTTTTGTTTTCAATAAGGTCAGCATTGTCATAAATTCTCCATAATGTAGAACCTTCTCCTTGAATAAAAAAATTATGTGATTCATCACAATGTATGGTAGGAAAGAAAAAATTTTTTGGTTCAACTCCATAATCATACAGAGTGATTTTATCTGGTTTTTTATTTTTATTATCTTTATTTACCTTATTAAGTAATTCTTTCGCATCGTTATTATCAACTATATTATTATGATTGTTATAAAAACTTAATATTGTTACTGCCGAATACATTTCGCCATTAGTTATTTTTTTTAAAAAATTTATAAAATCATCATAAAAATTAATATATTTTTGAGAATTTTTAAAAATTACTGCGCCAAATGCTGGAAATAGGATATCTTTTGAGTTTAACTGAAAATTATATAAGGAATCAATATCTTTCCATGAAGGGGTTTTATCTGTAAAATTTTTTACAAATAAAATATCTTTATTGTTTATACAATTAATAATATTTTGTTTAGTTATCATTTATACTTTTTGTTGTACTCTCCATACTTTCCAAGCACTGCCTTAATTGTACCGTCTTTACGAAGACGAACAACATTTCCATTTTTGATCTGTATTGGATTAAATTTACGACGAGGACTATACTGCCCAGAAGACATTATTTAGCCCTTAATGTTTTTAGTTTATGTGCAACGATTGTGTCTGTAGGTTTTCCATCACGATATAATCTAATGACTGCTGCAGGATCTTCTTTAGTACCGCTTACGGTTACGTCTGTTCCTGGAACTTTATACTTACCATTAGTAATAATTCTTGTTATCTTACCTTCTGCTCTACCGCCAGAGGAATTCCAAGACACCATAGATCCAACGCCAACACCTTTAAACATTTCAGTAAGTTGCGTTACTCTGTTATGTGTTTTTGCAAAGTTAGCAAACAATGCTTTATCTTTTTCAGCATTCACAATTCTCCTTGACCAAGAATAGCCAGCATCCCCACCCCATGCTAACCACATAATGTACCCATTAGACGGATTAGACTGATTTGCCCAATCCTTCCCCTTTTTGTCTACTTCGTGACGAGAAAAATAAGAATACATTCTTTTAACTGTGCTTAATGAAAGGGATTCGCCTCTGGCTAATTGTCCTGCACGAGTCCAGCCCACTGATGTTCCAGCACCTTTTGCCTTGCCCTGTTCTTTAAATCTAATTGCCTTTCTTGCTGCTGCTCTAGCACCTGCTGGAGGAGAATATCCATCGGCTTTTGAAACAGAGTCTGTGTCATAAACAACTGTATCGTCGTCTTCCCAAAGATCGTCTGCCTTTTTGGCAGGTACACAATTAGGAACCATGCGTCCACCGCTTCCTGGCTTCATGCCACGCATTACATAGCCCTCCCAGCAGGGGGCCTTTTTCTCTAGTTCTTCTGGACAGCAGTCAGACATATTAACAGTATACCATATGTTATGATAGAATTGATGTGTGGAAGAAAAACTAACCGCAGAACAGCAGGCTGAAGTCATTGTTCATAAAATAATGCAGGCTACTAAAGATAGAATAATATCTATCCTACAGCCTGAGTTTGATAAAATATCAAATGGACATCATCATTTTGATAAGGCATTGGCAGACGCTATTATTACTGATATTAAAAACGCATAATAAAAAGCAGTTTGGCCCCCTTTGGGCAGGTACACATATGATATCATGATATACTTTTAAATATGGAAAATAAAATACATAAAAATACAGTTAAACTTACATCCAGAAGCAAAATAGTAAAGGAACCATTAAGTTATGATGAAGACAATGTATATAAAACGTATGAAATTGAACAAGCATTTCCCATAGATCAGAATCAACTAAATAATGCAAAACTATTTAGTTCAAGACATGAATATGCAAAGACTTTAAATAAAAATATAGCATACTTAGAGGTGGGCGTTGCCTATGGCTATTCTGCTCAAATGTTTATGGATACAACAAATGCTAAAAGTGCAGATCTTTTAGATTTATATAATGGCGCAGTTGGCGTACTTGAACCAGGAGGAACACCTCCACAAGATAATCTAGAAACACATGAACAATATATAAAAAATAAATTTTCCTATCATCCTAATGTAAATACTATAAAGGGAAATGCTATAAACATACTACCAACCTTAACTAAAAAATATGATTTAATTTTTTTAGACATAGGGAGAGAAAGACTTATGGTAAGAAAGTTATTGTTAGACTGCTCTATATTAATTAATATTGGCGGAGTTATAGGTCTTACATCTTATATGAACTATGATAGTATTTTATATGAAGGACATGTAGGAATATATCAAAGCGTAAATGAATTTTTACATTTTAATAAAAACTGGTCTGTTGATGCTATAGTATTAAATACTCTTGGGTTCCACGAAATATATATTAAGAAAAACGCATAATAAAAGAGCAGTTTAACCACATGCCCAGGTGTTAGTATGACGATACCGCTACTTACTTGATTTTAATTGCTTTAGGCTTCTTTTCTTCGGGGATGTTTCTCTCCACAAAGACGTTAAGAATACCGTCTGCCATTTCAGCACGATCAACCTCCATATACTCTCCAAGAGCAAAGGTGCGTGTGAACTTTCTGGTTGCGATACCCTTATGAAGGACATTAGTTTCATCCTCTTCGGTTTTCTCACCCTTGATAATTAAACTTCCATTATCCACAGAAACCTCTACCTCATCCTTGCTAAAACCAGCAAGTGCTAAAGATAGTTTGTAAGTATCCTCATCAAGTTTTACCACATCATATGGTGGATAAGATTGACGAGTTGCCTCACGATGGATATTTGAAAGACGGTCCAACTCTCTGTTGAAACCAATAAAAAATGGATCCTTAAATAGATCCAGTGCAAATGAACTTACCATGTTTCCTCCTTATTAAGCGAGTTCAATTTGTACCCCCCATTGAGCAGGTACAGTATATTAAACGTAATGGGGCACGGAATTATTCCCGACACCCCATTATGATTTTAATTTATAGATGATCTGCTGCAGTTCCGCCACCAGAAGATTTCTTCTTTTTGGCTGGAGCCTTCTTCTTTGGAGCAGCCCTTTCAGACAACTTCTTAAGTTCTGTATCAACAACAGTTGCTACCAAACCAAATGTTGGATCCTTCTTGTCGATTGCTCTAATTGCTGGTCCTGCTACTGCAACTAAACCTGCTAGCAAGAGACCCTCTACTCCAAGATCTGATCCTGGTGCTGTATATGCTGCAGCAACTGCTACTACATATGATCTAGCATAAGACTTTAGAATGTCTTTGTGCTTCTTTTTTAGTTTCATTTTTCCTCCTAGGATATGAATCTACTTATGGCATCGTAACCTAGCCATAATCCAATTATACCAGCAACCCCAGCAAGCGCTGGAGGGGCTGGAACTGGAAGTTTAAAGGCTGCAAATATAACGCCACAGCCAAGACCTGTTAAAACTGAAAATATTATTTCTTTCATAGTTCATTTTCCTTTATCTTATCAAGCGGGGTGGGCAGGGTTACTAATGTTCCGCAATCTGCACAGGTACCATCTAAAAAATATAAACCTATTTCATAGTCTATTGGATCAAACTGAACCACTGCGTTTAAAAAAACACAGCCACAGTTTGGGCACGAGCAAGTTGGAATTCCTCTAGCGTCCATCTTTAAAACTTTCAGCGTCTTCTTGTTCAATAATAAAAGTATTAGTTGATGTATATCTATATCCATCTATTATGGTTTTTACTTCATGAGTATATGTTGGGTATGCAGGAAATATTACAAGAGAATTTTCTTTGGGTTTAATAATTTTATTTAAATTAGTAAAGTTTAGTTCTCCTCCACTATAGTTATCATTTATATAAAATAGTGCTGCAAACTGAAATTGTTTTTTAATCTTTAAATCAGGCTTAGAGTTTACATCATCAGAATGTGGAAGCATAGACATTCCAGGTTTCCATAAAGTAATACTATATAATGTTGATTTAAGTTTAACCTTTATATTATATTTTAACTGTATTTCTTTTTTTGCAACAATAAAAATTTTTTCTAAAATTTCCATTGTATCTTTATTCATTTCATTATTAAAGGCTATTCTTTTATACCAAAAATTATTTGGATCTTTGCTTCCACTAAGAAATTTTAAATTTTTACAATCCAGCAAGAGTTTACCGTGATCCTCTTTACCTATTACATTTTGTATTTCTATAATATTATCTGATGAATGACCCATTTTCTCTATCATCAATAACTTATCCATTGCTCTCCTGTTCTTATATTAACTAATTATATCAGTCGTTTGGAATGTCTTCTGGATATATTTTTTTTAATTTATTAAAAGCAAATCTTATTTTTTTAATTGAGTCCTCACCTGGATTGATTAATTCATTCTCAATTTCTGATTCAAAAATTAAAAGAGATTCATGTACATCCTCTATATATTTATAGGCAATATCACGAGTTTCATTTAAAAAAGAAAACAAGTGCTCCTTTTCTGGTTGATCTATTTGGTTAAACTTTTGTTGAATAAATTCAACCTCTTTTATTGTTTTATCTAAAGTCAAAATTAATTCTAAATTTTTATTTTTTAGTCTAATAATTTGTATACATAGTACAAAAAATACTAATACAAAAAATACAAATAGTATAAAATCAAACATTTCTGCCCTCGTGTGTGGCCCAATAATACTTGCATGTAGAACAGCATGGTTGATTATAAATACTATGTTTTGCATAACCAAACTTTGCATAATACATTGGGTCTTTATCAAACAAACTAGCCTTATGTGTGGTAATTACACGCATAAGTTTATTAGTGTCATCCCAAAAAGAAGGTTGGTTGGTGCCCCATTGATTCCAGCATTGATCTTTAAGTCTATTAAGGTTTGCTTCATTGTTTGCTGTACGAATGCCTCGCTGTTGTGCTTCACGAATCATAGCCTGTACATATTGCCATAAACCACGCTCATAGCCTTTCCACATAAGGACGGCTGGATGATTACGCCATCCACCAGTAGGAGACTTACCAGACAATACATTAAGAATTTGATAGCACTCAAGTATTTGTTTGTTAAGACGTTTGCTGTCAAGCCATCTAGCAGTTGTTACTGGATTTGCTGACGGTAAAAATGTCTGCATTATCTCTCCACTCTTCCTAAAAAGTTAGAACCAGTAAACTGAAACCATATACTAGAAGTATACCTTATTCCTTCTAAAACTTCAAGCACTTCATGTAAGTAATTTTCATTTCCAGGGAACATAATTAAACTATTAGCCTGGGGCTTATTTTTAAAATTATGCCCTACAAAATTTATTTCTCCTCCCTGATAGTCGTCATTTATATAATATAATGCAGCAATGTGATCACTTCTTTGAGAAAGAATGTCTATGTGTGCGGGCATGCTTATTCCCTGTTTCCATCTGTTCAAATGAACAGACTCTTTGTCAAAATTATTAATACCTACACCATAAAAATCTATTGATGTGTTTAAAGCAATTTGAAATACCTTAACAAATATTTCAATAATTTCTTCTGGCATTGTTGAAGAATAAAAAACATCAACGTTCCAAGGCTGTGATATCCACGTATCTGAATTAATATTTTTAGTAAAATTAAGAACTTTTTCATGTTCTGCATTAGACAAAACATTATGTATAATTTTTATATTTTGTGCAGAGTTTCCTATTTTAGCAACATTGCTTAAATATATATCATCTTTTTCTAAATTAATTTTGTCATTTTTTAAAAAGACATTTTTATCTGAAGTAATACCTTGATAATCCACTATTTCGCTCCTCCTTCTCTAACTAAAAGAACAATGGCTCCATTATCCTCAAGAGCCTTTTTAACCCTTATCATATATTCTACTGCACGTATTTTATCGTCTCCACGTAAAGACATAAAAGATTTTTCTGAGGCACGAACAGTAATAAAACTATCATTATCTATTAATTCTAACTTAAAGCCTTTAGGTGCAAAATGATCTAATGATCTAAAAGCCCTCTTCATATTGTCTGTGTACATCTACTTAGTCTCTTCTATAGTAAGATTTTGCCAAGTCTTAGCCCAATCAGATGAAGTTTTATGATTATTAAATTCTTTTGATAGTAACCCAGATTCTAAATATATCCCGCCCCAAACTCCATATTCTTTACTAGAAACACCGACAGCAAAACACGTTTTAGAAACGGGACAGTTTGAGCATAATAAATCTATTGCAGGTCTTAAGGTTAAATCCTCTTCGTATTTATCAAAAAATAAATTTGTATCATACTCAATACAAGACCCCTCATCCTTCCACTTTAATTTGTGCACTATTTTCTATAAACCTTTCTGGGATATCCCATCCGTCTATATTAGGCTCAAACCTTTTGGTCATATACCAAGTTCCATTAATAAACTTACCATATTTTGAAGTTCTGGCTTTATCAGACTTGTACTTGTTTATAACTGACCAACCATCCCAAAATAAAGAATTATTGTTTTTAACAATACTGTCCATTTGTTCTAACGTTTTAATTTTCATTTTTCTCCTAGTATCTAAATATTCCAACTTCAACATTGTTTGATTCTGCTTCTGACACTAACCTAGATGCAGGTTCTTTTGGCTTAGACAGGAAGGCAAAATACCCCAAGTCTTTAATATTTTGTTGTAGCCAAGAAGGCGCTACCTTAAACATTTTAATTTTTTTACCACGTGACCTCATTCCTTTTTCTGACACATTTACAAATTCCATTACCATAGAATTTATTTTGGCTGGCCCAGCAGTATATATATAAAACTGATTGTCTGTATCTGACATGCCAGAAAGAGCAACGCCCATGGCACGAAGGAAAACCTGGTAGTCATCAAAACTACTGGTACCCTGAACCCCCACGATCATCAAAAGCCTCTTCTCTTAGTCTATCAAGGATAAACATCATTTTATCTAATTGTACACTATTCATTGACATTGTGTCAACTACTCTAGTGGTGTCTTTATCGACATTTCCATCAATTCTAACGCTTGCTGTATAAAAAGCATTATCCTTAATCCAATAGGCCTGATTATCCATTATTATGACCTTTATATTTACCTTAGAGTTGTGCACCTTAGATTGTGTCTTAATGTTAGGCCTTGTATTTATTTCTAAAATCATACTTTTTAATAAATAATGCTTACGACTTTGCCTAGGCTTTAGTTGTGTTTCATTAAACTCATAAAAAATATTATATTTATTTTGCAATTTTGTAACAAAAAACACACCTACAATTGCAACACAAAATCCTATAACGTATTCCATAGTTTCACCAAGGCCATTATACTACTATCTTAAAAGATTTCTTTTTATTTCCTTTAAAGTGTGACCTAAGTCTTCGTCAAGCCCCTCTATTAAAAAATTATCAAACGCCTTTTCTGTCAAATTTACTAATGGATTTTCATCCATTAAATTCATAGTAATCATGTCAAGTTCCCATAATTTCATAATATGATTACTAAACATATTGCTTACTTCTCTATGTAAAATAGGGTTTATTTCTTTTAATTTTTTAGTAAAATTATACAGCATTTCACCAGTTTCTGAATCAATGCCCACAGGCTCTAGCGCACCTGCTAAAATTAAACTATCTATATCACTATACTTTTCCATTGTTTGCTTTTCCTCTTTGCTTGGCAAGAGCAGCAAAATCTTTTACCTTGGTCTCTCCAAGATAGCCCCAAGCATAACCATCTTCAATCATATGGTCATTAACAGATACAGTATCTCCGTTAACATAAAGCCAGCCAAGAATTCTGCCATACTTCTCAGAAGAATCTGGTTTTTCAGTTTTAATGATTACTAACTCTGCGTCTTTTAATTTTGTTTTAAGATATTCTTTTGACTCAAGGCCAAGGGTTTTTTCAAATTTATCCTTAGTCCGTGATTCTGGAGTGTCGATACCAGCAAGGCGTACTCGTTGAGAGAAGGACACATTGAACCCAAGATCAATTTCTACATCAATAGTGTCTCCATCTACTACGTTCGTAATTTTTTTTACTCTATATTCGTACATTAGTTCTCGCTTCCAACTCGATTTTCAATAAGCCGTTCTCTTTCATCTACAATCTCTAATGCAAATTTCATCATATTGTCATACCCAATTGCATTGTCCATTGCTTTATTATAGTGATGACCACAAAATAATAGGTCAGACCCACCTTTTCCAATCACCTTTACGTAAGCCTGAGAGGAGCAACGATCACAGCGATCTGTTGCATCAAGAAGCCATACCTTTTCTTTTTCCCTGCTCTTTAGCATACTAAACATATTATACCTTTCGATTATCAGTTTTATAAAAACCAGAGCCACTGAATGTGACTCCTATATCTGAGTATACACGAACTAAAGGCTTATTGCAAATCTCGCAGGTATACCCTGGATCTTCATCAGACATTGCTCTAACCTTTGTATATCGTACAGCACATGCCATACAATCATATTCGTATGCTGGCATTACTTCTTCTTTGTTTTAGCCTTTACCTGCCATACAGGAAGTTTTAATTCATCTCCAGACCACTCATAACCAAGTAGTTTAACTACAAACTTAATGATTTTAATACGCATTATTTAAACCTCCTCAATTTAGGGATAACGTTCCAAAGTCTTTCATGCCAGTAATATGAAATAATTTCCCA